CGACAACTGATGAAAGCGGCAAAGTATTCTCTTGCCGTAGGATTGGTGGTTCCTGCATTTTCAGCAATCATCTATCTTGTAGCACTTGCACCAGCACCAATCGCATTTGGTGCTATTCTAGGACTGCTTACGTTCCCTGGATTCATGTACGTTTTCCGATGAATTTTTCTTCCATCACTGACCGTTACGAAACCGAAGTTGATAAACTTCCCCAGACCCATTTTGAGTTGGGTGGTGGTGCTGCTCGATCTGAATCTGGTTTGGTCTATGAGAACTTGATTGAGAGAACTTGTAATGAATTGGGATTAGATGCCCGTAAAAATGATTACAAGCGAACTGAAGAGGTTAATGGTACCTGCTTGAAGAATCTTCAGGTTGATAAGCACATCTATCGTAATGGTGTGATGGTAAAGGCAGTGGAATCCAAAACATATTTGGATGCTTGCTATCTGAAACGTGCAGTGATGGACTTCATCGAACTGGAGCAATCTCCTGAAGTTCCTGAATGGGTAGAGTATGCAATCTTTGCAGGACAAAATGCTTGTGGCAAGGATGCTTTTGCTTACTATCAAGCATTTTTCAAAAAGATGACTGGTAAGGAAGTAAAGATCTTCTTTGTGAATCCTTCCCGTAAGCGTTCATCTTCCCGTCCCATCTACAATGAGGAGTATCGTGAAGACTTCAAACTTGACACGGTGGTGTATAATGAGTTTATCGATTGGTTGAGCAAGTGATGCTGTATAACGATGATATGTTCAATGTTCTGGGTAATCTTGAACCCCAGAGCATTGATCTTTTGCTGACAGATTTTCCTTATGGAACACTCAATAAGGCAAGGAATCAGTGGGATCGTATCATTGATTATGATAAGTTCTGGGAGGTTGTTGATGTAATCTGCAAACCAAATTGTGCCATCGTTTCTACAGCAGCACAACCATTTACATCTGTTCTGATCTCTACAAACTACAGAGATTTTAAGTATTGTCTTGTATGGGAAAAGAGCAAGGCAACTGGTTATCTTAATGCTAAAAAGCAACCAATGAGAGCACACGAAGACATCGTGGTTTTCTATAAGAAACAACCAACATACAATCCCCAGATGACAGCAGGCAAACCATATGATAAGGGCAAAGCAGTAAGAGATGCAGAGCAATATGGGAAGCAAACTAAAGCAGTTCACGTCAAGAATGATGAGGGAACACGTTACCCACGCAGCGTAATTTATTTCAAAACAGCAGAAGATGAGGGCAAACATCATCCCACACAAAAACCTATTGATTTGTATCGTTGGTTGATAAGAACTTATTCCAACGAGGGTGATACTGTGTTGGACCCGTGTATGGGTGCGGGTACAACTGGAATCGCAGCAAAAATGGAAAATAGAAACTTTGTTGGAATTGAGCGTGAGTTGGAATACTTTAACTCCGCATCAGAACGGATAAACAATGCAGGCGTATCAGTTTCTGAAGTGGACACTTCCCCTCACAATCCATTGATCGACGCGCTATCATTATCACAATGATTAAAAAACCTACAATCTATTTGGTCAGGTTAAAACCTGATGCCAAGATGACACCTAATCATTATGGTCATCGATACTTTCACAGTAAAGCAGAGTTGAAGGTATGGATGAAGGAAAACGAGAGTAAAGTTCATGACATCTCTCTCGCTAATTGGGAAGAGATTGTGTTAGAATGAACACGTTATCAACCGAGGTTATTATGAACGATCACCGTCATTATCACACTGAAAGTGAACGTCGCCAACTTGATGGAGCAGTTACTGACTCTGACAAGAATGGTTGGAATATCTCAAAACTGAATCGTATGAAAACCCGAGCAAACAACTTGCCCGATGAATCACTGATTATTGATGACAACTAAAGAAAAACTCCTGTTCATTTCATCATTCGTTTGGTTTCTACACTGGGGACAATGTCTTACATCCATCATTCTGGATACGGTTATTCTAAAAAACTCTGTGAGGATGTTACCTCTTGGTTTGTGAATACTTACTATCCACGCCACAAACTTGATATTGATATTGTTCACCGTGGATTGAAATGTGACAAGGTCATCGGATTGTGTGATGTTAATGGTCCATCAAGTCGCCCCCGTGCGTTCTTGATTGACCTTCAAGCACACATGGAGAAGGAGTTGTATGTAAAAACTCTTTTTCACGAACTGACCCATATGGCACAGTGGATTGATGGTTCGCTACGGTTCCGTGATGGAAAAATGAGATATTGTCAAGAACCTGTGGAAAATTATGATTATGAGCATCAACCACACGAAATAGAAGCAAGAGAGAATGAACAAATTCTATATGATTTGTGGATGATGGACAAGCAACCAGTTTCATTCTTCCCAAACCGTCTTACTGCTTGACATCTATCAACCTTCACGCTACAATAACAACACTGAAATCAACATTATGAGCACAAATCCTGCTGTTCTGGTCGCTGAAAAAATCAAATCTGGTCAGTGGGCAACTGAACTAGTTAAAATCGCACAGTTTTTTACTGCAACTGTGACAGGTGAACTTATCCCTAATCCCGAAACCCGCATCCAAGTGCGACAAATGATTAGGGATTTGGATCGAGTTAATAGTATCTACAACAAAGTTTGTAAAACAAAAGATTTCTCTAAATTAGAACCTCTCACTATCATCAGGTATCCAGATGGCACTCTGAAAATTGGAAACGGAAATCACACCGTTGAAGTTGAAGCGATGCTTGAACTGGAGGAAGTAAAGGCATATATTGTTGATTATGTGAAAGATTTGGGTGGTAAACACTCTAGTGCCTTGCGTTTGGGCAATCTTCTGAATCAGCATGATGTTGATCGTGAATCTGTATCTATTGTTGATATTAAGAATGAATTTAATCAGTTGATTGAAGATAATGGTGGCAAGTTATCTAAAGATCAGAAGGAAGAGTTTGCTAAATCTTACCCTCAAATCTCCACACATACTCTTGGTCAGTGGGAATCATATCACGAAGATGTCGGTAGTCGTCAAAAACCTGTCCTAACTTATACAACTCAACAACTATCAGATCTAGCAAAAGCATATGGAACTCTTGAAACATATGCTGGATATGCTATCTGTGAACCAAGAACATTGCGTGCCTGGAGTGACACTGGAATCTCTGCGGCGTTTAATGCAATGGCAGATAAAGGTGTTAGGAAAGCATTGATTCCTTTGTATTGTGATAGTGTTGCTATGGTTGAAAAGTGGAAAAATGGTAAGATCAAGGAAACTATCACCCAGAGATATGCTAAACTTGGTGAGTTTCACAATGTAACTCTTGAGTTCAAAATGATGCGTTATGAGTGATATTGACAGTGGCAAACTGATGTATTCGGGAGGTAACAACGATGAGTGTTACACTCCCGATTATGGTGTCAAACCTATTCTAAAATACATCCCAAAGGATGCAAAGGTGTGGTGCCCATTTGACACAGCAGAGAGTGAGTTTGTCAAACAAATCTCACAGACTCATAGTGTTGAATACTCTCACATTGATGAAGGTAAGGACTTTCTTCAGTGGGAACCATTTCATTGGGATGTCATTGTATCCAATCCACCGTTTACAAACAAGCGTAAGTTCTTCGAGCGGGCGTTGTCATTCAACAAACCATTTGCGTTGATTATGACTAACACTTGGTTGAATGATTCTGCACCAAAGCAGTTGTTCAAGGACAAGGATCTGCAACTGTTGATGTTTGACAAGCGGATGAAGTTTCACTCTCCTGATGGTAGACCAAACGATAAGATTACATTCAGTAGTTCATACTACTGCTGGAACTTTCTACCAAAACAAATCATAATGGAGCAACTGGATATGCCAAAGCGCAAACTGGCACAGCGAACACGCAGTGAGGCGGTTCTTCCTGTATGATTACAGAGTAATCAACAGAGAGCAATGATCACCAACAAGCGTATGATGATCGACATCATGTCAAAGTGTGACGGTGCCGACACTCTTACCCGTGATGAGAAGTTCAAAGTGTTCTGCAACGTGTGTGACAATATGTTAAAGGAAGGCAGAGTCAGTAAAGCAAACCACAAGCGTTGGACGGAGATCTGGTGACCAGTTGTGGAAGTGGCACAGCACCGCTTCCACTGCCCGCCCAATGCCCTATAATAAGAACATCGACAAGGGGACAACCC